CCACGCGGGGCGACCCAAGCGTAGGTGACTTTGGTCCGTTCGGTGCCGCGGCACAGTTCTTCGGTTTTATGCCGGCCAAATACGCCCAGCAGCTAGATATAAACTCGGCGGGGTCGCGTATAGACAACGCGATCAACCAGAAGCGTACCAACCTACTGCGTAAGCTGTACAGGGCCACGGCACAGGGGGATGGCGCATCGGCGCGCGACGTCGAACGCGACATAGCCGCGTTTAACCAGCGGCACCCGTACAACCCGATCACGGACGACACCAAGAAGAAGTCGCTAAAGAGTCACGAGACGACGACGTCGGAGATGCACCACGGGGTGCAGTTCAGCAAGAAAAACATCGATCGCATCATGCGGACGGTGAACGACTTCGGACCTGCCTCGATATTCGATTAAAAAAGCCCCCGCCGGAGCGGGGGCTAGTCTTAGGAGGAGAACGACAGGGACACCCTATCAAACTCACCATATCATGCGGTTCTCCATATGCGAACCCCCAAAATGTAGCGCTCCGCCGTTATAACCACGCGAATCTGCCACCCGCGACGGGCAAATACGCCCTTCACCTGCGTGATCGTGGAACTGGTATTGATGCTCGGCACGAATACCGAGCATCCAACGTGCATGGCGTCCCAGTCTACGAATAGCGGGACGCCGTCCGGTGATAGATCGTCAATCTTCAGGATGCCCATCGGGCACCTCCGGCATATCCATGATAGAGCAATCCAACACGAGGACGTCGGTAGCCGGTAGGTTCAGCTTCGTGCCTTTGCTCAAGCGTACCTTAGCCTTGCGCCCTGCCAGCTTGTCCATAGCTTCGTGCAAGAAGGAATCATAGTTCAGCCGGTGGCGCGCGCACCATGCACGTAGCGGTTTTGGCACAAGGAACAGCTTCTTCGTGTCCGTCTCGTACCGCGCCACAAACTTCATCCGTGGCTGGTGCTCTGGCACCGCAAGGGAGTCGAGCCCGTTTCCGTTGGCCCCCCGCTGATCCTCGGTGCTTTTAATCCAGAGGATGCTGCCGTAATTGTCGTTCACGTAGTCGTTGACCATGGTCTCGATCGACGTCGTCGATTCGGTGTCGGACCGCTTGTTCCCGTTGATCAAGGTCACAGCAAAATCAAATAACCGCTTGACATCGTAATCCAGCAGTCCGAGCTCCCGCCCGATGATCAACGACACAATGGACACCGTGGCTTGCACTGACCACATGCGGTTGGTGGCGTCGAGCCCGGCGGCCTTGTCGATCTTGCGTTGCACGCTGTCGATCAGTTCGCGCACCGTGTCGCGGTTATTGATGACGTACTGGATAAATGGCACCACGGCGTGCCCGCGGTTCTCCCCAACCCGTGCAGCCAATACGTCCGTCTCGTTCTTCGACGCGAAGCTAAATGGTTGCACATGATACCCGAGGACCCGCTGCGCTTCGGCTCGCGGCGCTGATTTCACCGACTGCACTTTCGACATCATGCTGGTGTTCGTAGAAACACCAATACTGAGGTGCCATGGATCACCGCGGAAGCGCTCGGCGTTGCTACCCGAAGACATACGCCCCTTCTGCCGCCCACCCGTCGCCTCGTATAGCAAGGCAGAGGTGTACTCGGCGGGGAACTCGGTGAACTCATCGAACTGTACCGCGACGTCCTTCATCAGCTCCAATCGGTTCATCCGCATGTTGACCGTGTCGGAGACCCCGACCATCAAGACCGTCGGATTGCCGTAGATCGACAACGCAACCTTCTGCGTTGTCGTCTTCCCGCGGCCGGAGCCATCGCTATACATGTCGTAGATAGCTGCATGCACAGGGGTAAGGCGCATCAGCATGGCCCCGAACGACAAACAAATCATGTGCTGATACGGCTCAAGCCCGGGACGGTTATAGAACTCGGCATCTTCCGCCCAGCCTTCTACTGTCCCTGCGGGCTCGAATGCGGGGAACATGAACGCCGTGGCTGCCGAAGGTGGGTTATACCCGATATCGTCGGCCGTGATCTCCCGCGAGCCAATAACAAACGAGGTCATGGTATCATCGGTCCACCCAAACTGCCGACGCGCATCATCCGCTACCGTTGTAGCCTGAAGGGCATCCACCCACGCACTTGTATACGACATCAACCGCTCCCATCCTTTTCCAACAACGACAACGCCATGCTCCGCCAGCACCTTGCGCAGTTCTTCTTTCGACGTCGCCGCCACCAGCGGAATAACGAACTCCCGAACCCCATCCATAGGCAGGTGCACACGACCGACAATGCACTCCCCGTACTCGGCGTCGCGTATACGACGCACAAAATACAGGTCATTCAGGTATACCGGTGCATCAAACGGGTCACCTGCCTCGTCGGTCTCGCGGACATATACGCCGCCATTCCGTCCGCGGGTGTAGGGGAATGGGTACTTGGGTATCGCGTACTCCTTCACGTCCCCGCCGTGGGCTTTCTCCTCGACGACAATAACCTCGTCCGGATCGGCCATCTCGATCTCTGTGCCTAACTGGATAGGCGACGATATCTTACCAAACAAAGGGCAGTCGGCGCACAATCCCGGGTTTACACTGTCTATCGTGCTGCACCGGTGCGGGCCCACGGCCCCACGCATCTTGCGCTCGGTGTCTTCCCATGAGTAATCGGGGTGCTGCGCCGACATGGCCTTGGCGCCTTTTTCGGCATCTTCGCAGAACGCGGCAATCGACAACATAGCACGCCACAGGGGCTCCGATACCTCGGACTGGTTCTCAAACGCGTACTGCACCTGCGCGCACCCAGTACCACCCATGGATTTGACGAGGATAGGCTTGAACCGCGAGGTCTTATTCCGCATCAACCGCTGCATGACAGGGTCTTCAGACACGGACATCTTCGGCATACCGAACAGTGTCGCCGGTACACTTACCGACGGGGCAACAGGAGTAGTATCCCCCAGCACCGCCGAAAACTCCTGCAGGGTATACGGCTCCACGGCCCCACCATGCAGTATCTTCACGGGGTTCGGCGGAGTGTCTTTGTAGTTGTGCGTCTGCGGTATACGCAGCACCCGCGCGGCATCTGCCGTACAAGTGGTGTCTGTATCCAACCCGTGCGCAGCACAGGCGCGCTTCAGTGCGTCAGCCACCGGACGCCATTCCGCGGCTGTAACCGGGGACTTCAGCGGCCAGTACACGTGCACCCCACGGCCGCTGTCGACCATGTAGGGTTTACGGAGCCCAGCGGACTTGCAGAACCCCCGCAGGGCCGCAATCGCGGTAGATTTATCGGGGAAGTCCTTCGTGGGTCCGCAGTCTAGGTCCAACCAAAAGGCGCGCAGTTGGGCCACATTAGCCGCCGTGCGAGTGCCCGCTTCGGTGAAGGTACCCAGTGCAAAATACGCATCGTACTCGTTGCGGTCCATCGCATAGGCGGCGTCAACCAGCTGGCCAACCGAAGGGTAAAATTTCTGTATCTTGCGTTTATTCTCGGTGGAAAACCCGAATAGGCAGTAATACCCGCTGTCGCCGAGGACAGCCTCCAAAAAAGTCGTTGTGTCCATGTCTACCGCCCGTCAGTGAAAGAAGCGGCCATGGATATGCCCATGGCCGCGCCGTAATAACTGATCAGTCGTCCCAGTCTTCGAGGACTGAGGCCAGCTTGTCGGCCGTCTTGGGCTCTTCGACCGCTGCCTTGGTGGTCTTGGTCACCTTTACCGGCTCTTCTACCGCCTCGTCGTCGTCCGCAGGTGCAGCTTTCTTGGCTTTCGGTTCAGCCTTGGCTTTCGGTTCAGCCTTGGCTTTCGGTTCAGCCTTGGCTTTCGGCGCTACGCCGTCAGTCGACGACACCGTGAAGGCGATCGCCTTCTGAGCTTCCTCGCTATCGCGCAGCTCGATCGCCGCTTGCAGTTCTTCCTCATCCAACGCACGTACGGGCTTGAAGTACAGCTTAGGGGCGGTGGCGTCGTCGTCAAACCGCATCTCGGTCATAACCGCAATCGCTGGCGTGTTGTGTGCCGACAAGAACTTGATGTATGCCTGCAGGCCCATGTTCTGACTCTTGGCTTCGCCGAAGAGCGATGTAGCGGGAAGCTGGAGCTGATACACCTGATCAGTCTCGCCCTCCAACATAACTGCCAGACGCTGCGAGAAGCGGCAGGCGCGGGTCTCGCCTTGGCCGGAGCCTTTGACGTTCATTGGGCAGTCAGCACAACGCGCGGCTTGGCGGTTCTCTTCTGGTACGTCTGCACTAGGGGCGCGCGTATCCGCAGACCAGCACATCGGAGCCGATGGGTTCTCGGCGTCGAATGCACCCTCGTAATAGGTGCGGGCAATTTCGGCGGCATTCACGATGACCATGTTCAGCGAGTTGCCCTTGCTGACCGACACCTGCTCACCATCGACCACCATCCGGAAACGACTTCCGCGGATGCTGATACGCCGACCCGAAGCGCCGTTGCCCCCAGACAGCTTCTTGTTCATATCCATCAGCGATTTGAACAGGTCGCTTCCGACGAGGGCGTTGCCCTTAAACAGTTCCAGATCACTCATAGTCATTCTCCATCATTTTGCGTAGCTTCATCGGCTACGTCTTGGTCAAAGTCAAACTCAAGTTGGCGGGCATCGTGCGATACATGCACCATCTTGTCTAGTAGGGCCGCCTCGACGCGTGCAAGGTCAAACCGGAACACGCGGCCCAACCGGAGATACGTACCGGTTGGGATATCGCCCGACTTCACCATCATACTGATGGTTGCCGGTGATACATTGAAGTGACTGGCCGCTTCCGCGGTGGTCACGTATTTTGGGGTAGTGGTCATGCTTTCCTCACAGAGATTACGTACTCCGAGTCCACATTCAGACCCGGCGGTACAGCTTCAGGGTTCTCTGCCAAATACTCTTTCACTACGGTCTGGTTGAGGCGCTTCTCCATAAACTCTGGCGCTTCGTGCTCCAGAATAAACCGGTGCATGGCTTCCCAATCA